CTATCAATATTATAAGTTGTTGTATTGGCAACCATATCTACTGTTTTTTGAGCTATGGTCCATTGGTTTAAACCTCTGTTAGCCCATTCAGCAAGCATTAAATTAAGACTTCTATTAGCTGTTTTCAAATCATAGCCCGTACGCAGTTCTAAACCACATCTCTCAAAGGCTTCTTCAATGTACTCAGCTACATCTGGCTCAAAATTTTTGCTGCTTGATGTTGTCACTAGATGTTATAGCCTAGACCTTTAGTTGCTGCACCACCACCTCTTGCCTCACCTCTTTTGACTTTGCCGCCCTTGTTCATCATTTTAGGCCTCATTGGTGGCATCATTTGATCCATAACAGGTGATCCGCCGCCCATCATGTGTTTGACCTTTCCGCCTTTGTTCATCATGGCTTTTCCGCCATTTTTCATTCCCTTTGGTTTAGCAGGTCTTCCTACTGTACTTCCGTATGTTCCTATTCCTTTTGGCATAATTTTCTCCTTATTTTCTACCATACAAACCAGAGTTACCTGGGTTGTTTTTATTTATAGTACCACCTTTACGCATTTTTTTTGCGGTCTTGGCAGCTTGTTTAAATGCGTTACTACTAGGAGCGCCTTTGCTTCCTACTTTACGCATAGTTTCACCGGATCCGGCTTTTATACGTTTTCTTTTAGCATCTATGTTTGCATATAGCCCTGGTTTTGCCATTATTTACTCCAATAAGTTTTTGCTTTTGTTTTTGATTTTTTGTTTAACTCGCCAAAGTGAAACAATTGTTTGCTAGCAGCAGTATGACTGTTTCCAGTGTGTAAAGATCCGTCATTCATTTTGTGCATACGGCCTTTATGAAGAGAGCCATCTTTTTTGTAATGATTTACGCCTTTCATAAAATTAACACTTCCACCTTCTTCTTGCTTGCCTAATTCTTGAATTAGGATCATTTCTAGTTTCAGCAGAGCTCTTTTTAAGTTGTCCTAGAGATCTTGCACAATAAGACTTTCTTCTATTAGCAGCCGTGCTACCTTTTTTAACCTTACCGGTTACAGCAGTCTTTAAATTACTGCCGGGGTTTTTGCGTTTATACGCAGCAACACCCTTTTTAGTCATACCCGCTCCACTTTTAGTAGAGCGGTAATTCCCGCCTTTACCCGTTGTTTTAGGAATAGGTTTACTTTTTTTTCTCTCAGCCACCTTTACGCATGAAAAGCAGTCATTGATGAAAATGTAGCAGTTGTATAATTAATATATATACCGTCACTAAAAAGCAATCCATTATCCGGAATAGTAATATCTCTAGTTGCAGTAGCAGATGCTACAGATCCTAGTTTAAAAGAACTTGTACCGTTTGGAGAGGTGTTTACAAAATCCACATTTCCTGCCGTTCCAGAGCAAACCAAATTTACTCCTTGTAATCTGGATCTACCTGCAAAAATAACGTCTGCAACTGCTGTGTTAATACCAGCAGAAACATCACCTGCTGGATTACCAACAGCTGTTATTGAAGCTATTACTCTAAAATATTTAGAGCCAGTAGCTGTGCCTGCATTGGCACCTGTAATGGATTCTGTTTGAGAGTCTCCATTAACATCAGTACCTACTACAGTAAATGATTTAGCTGCATCATTCCCAGCAGAAAGAATTGTTACAATCCTTCCATGACTGAGAGCAACCGCACCACCTGAAGCTAACGCACCACCTATAGTAAGTGCTGCGTTATTTCCAACTCCTGCTGCTACTGATATTCCATCAGCATCTAAAGCCACTGTATCAGCAGTTATAGTAACTGCCTTAACATCTGAATATCCTGCCATAATCTACTCCCTATTAAGTTACTGTAGCGATTGGTGTTGATAGAGCAGTAGTCATCCACTTGGAGTTAGTTCCATCATCTGATACACAAGTCATAGAAACTCTAGCGTTTAGAACGGTTGAGTTTACTAGCGTCAAGGTATCTCCTGCTACATCACTTACTGCGTTAGCTGCTGTTCCAGCAACCAAAGAAAGCATTGCTTGGAAAGCTGATACAGCAGAACCTGGAAGCACGATAGTAGTAGTTTTATCACTAGCTACAGCTACAGTTAGTTGAAATTCATAATGAACTCCTACATTTGCTGTAGATACAGTAGGTAAAGTGATTACATTATTATTTGTTCCGTCAATTAAAAACAAAGTTCCTGATTGAGCTGCTGTTATAGCTTCTGATTTAGCAGCACTAGCATTAAAAGTTGTATTAATTACTTTCTTACCTAATATAGTGCTTGTAGTAGAAATAGCACCATCGGATGCAATCGAACCTACATCGGTAATATTACCACTTGAGTCTATATCAAAATTAGTCGTTACTGTTCCAGTTTTTGCTGCAATGCTAATTTGTTCAAAACCGCCTTCAGACCTAACTGGACCATTAAATGTTGTATTTGCCATAATTTCCTCCCGGAAATAAGTCTTATCGTCTTGGCTTGTCTGCTAGGTCAGTCGATAAAACAAGTTAAAAAAAATCCTAGTCCTTTGATTGTATATTAGTTTTAAACAAAAAAAAAGGCAGCTTTTATGGAGCTGCCTTAGTTTGAAATACTTGAGTAATAAACGGTATTTCTAATCGTTCATTTATGCGCCTTGTGAGCCGTAGACTCCTCTCCAATCAGAGAAACCGAAGCTATATCTTTCACGTGCTTTGTAACGAATGTTTCCAGTAGAGAAATCTGGTTCCATGGAAGTTTCCATGCCAGTTCTTTGGAACATTTTAAGGCCATCGCCTTGTGATGTTACAGAAGTCAAGATGAAGAAAGCATCTGGATCTGTTAAGTAATGATTAACAGAATAACCACCAGGTAAAACACCTGTGTTAGCTATTGCGTTGATATCATTATCAGCAGTGCCAGATCTTTGCGAAGAATTAAGAATTCTGTCAGCAACAAATACTAGTTCACTAGGAACAATTAATTTGTCAGCTTGAACAGAGATTGTTAGTCCTTTGTCATCTGTGAAGTTAGATATGTCAATCAAAGCATCTTCTAATGAAGTTTCATTAAGATCCGCCATTGATGTTGCTCTGTTAGCTGTTGTACCACCGCCCGCTAGAGGGTGATCTGTTGCTATAAGAGATTTACCGTCTCCTCCAGTAAAGCTACTAGAGAAAGCGTTATTTAAAACATCTGCGCCTTTTACTTCTTTGGTGTTAGCCATAGATCTTGCGAGTGCTTTAACATATCTTTTACCTAAAGAATCATAGAGGTTATCTTCTACAGCTTCTTCTGTAAGTGCAAATGCTAGTGCCACTGTATCGTGGGTGTATCTAGCACTGTAACTTTCAGTAGCGTTGTCGAAAACAACTCCTTGTCCTTCAGTTTTTGTTGGTGCGGAACCAAATCCTGTTATTAAGACTTCTTCTTCAAACGCTCTTGAAGAATCTTCAATGTTGAAAATTTCTTCATATTCACGATTGTATTCGTCATAAGAAAGTCCAAATAAAGAATTTAATCCTGGTTCTAGCTCTTTAGCGAGCTGGGCTCTTGATATTGCCATTATTTATTTCCTTATGCTAAACCAGCACCTTTCTGTCCCATTATGTGGTTTTGAATCACACATAGTACATTGGTGTTGGCAGACGCTACGTCTGAGTTATCGGGATTCTGAGAGATATCTAATGCTTTAAGAGGTAATGTTGCGGTAGTAGCACCGGTAGTTACATCAAGCTCTAGATTAGATCTTCCAGACTTTGTGTCGCCAACTGGTGAGCCATCAACAATGTCAAAGTTACCGAACAGATCTGCCACCGGGAAGGTGTCATCTGCTTGGACTTCAAACACTACGTTTGGATCGTCAATTATGTTAGCAATAATATCCGAAGCAGAAATACTGCCGGGATACGTGTTTTTAAATACCTGTTCGCCTGTAGTTGGATCTGTGTAAGACACTCCATTGAACACTCCGACAATCGGAACGGTTCCAGTTGCAACATGTCTTCCTAATACCCCAGCTGTTAGCTGAGTAACAAGATCACCTTGAAACAGTGGTGTTGTGACTCCACTCGCTATTCTATAACGGCTTTGGCCGCCAGAATAGGGAGATCCACCCATCATACGTACAGGTTTACATCCAAATGCGCTGTCTTTGTTAGCCATTTAGTTTCTCCTTTTTATGATTGTTACTTTTTTCCAAAAGTAACATTAGATTTTCTATCAGCATCGTACTTGACATATCTACCATCTTTCCTAGAGTCATTAAACATATTATTGTCTAACGCCTCTTTGGCTTGTTGGTTTTTTCCTGCGTAATAAGCATTACGCTCTGAGATTGTTTCAAGTGGCATCTTTGCCAATAGCAAACCTTCGTTATATACGATGCCAGTATGTTTTCCAGAATCCATTGTAGGTAAAGCATATTCTTGCGGTAAATCAGTCCCTCTTACGAGTTCCCAACCTTCTCTAAGTCTTCTGCTTACATTACCTCTGTCCTCTACACCCAACATAGATTCTCTTATCCATCGATATTCGTATCCTTCTGGTGCAGGCGGTGTTTCTAGTTTTCTAACTGGCCTCCATGGTTGTCGCTGAGTATTTTTAGCGTGACTCTCGGATTCACGGGATTTTCTATTCGGTGCTTCTTCTATTTCATTCGTCATTATTTTGCCTCTCTAAGTGAAATTTTTTGTTTTTCTTTAGCAACAGATTTTAACCACGCGTCTTCCGACATATTGTGCGGCTTCAAACCTTTTAGACGTTCGACTTCTGATTTAGAGAAAGTCACTCCGTTCTTTTTGCCTTGTGTTTTTTGTCGACTTCCAACGGAAGCAGGAGCAACTCTTTGCACAGCGGGTTTAGCTCCTTCTTTGGCGACATTTTGCCCGGACGAAAGGTCCGGATAAACTTTGTAAACTCTAGTATTTAGCTCATCATAATATTCATCTGAATCAGCGTCAAAACCTTCGTTAATTAAATTGTAGTGTGTAAAGTATGCAAACTGCGTAGCTTGGGTGTTAGTAGCATCGCTAGTATCACCATACCATTGGTTGTTTTCATGCCAGGACTCAGCTTCTCTGGTTGGCTTTACTTCTTGTTGTTGTGGTTGTTGGTAAGATTGTTGTGGTTGTACAGGCTGTGGGTTATGAAACTGTTGTTCAGCTTGCTGCCTCGCCATTCTTACTTTTTCTTTTTGAATACTTAGATCGCTTTTTAATGTATCAGCCTTTGACATTAAATCAGCATCATTAGACTCAACAGCTTTTTTGTACAAGTCATTAGCTTGCATTTCTTTTGCTTGAATAGTCTCTTCTTCTTTTTGTATTAATACGTTTCTTGTTTGCATCCTTTCTTGTTCATAAGCTGCTGTTTCAGCATTTTTTTGATGCAACATCTGTTCTAGCCTTGCAGATTTTTCTTCTGATGCTCTATGTCTCTCATTCAACTTATTAATTCTTTTAGAAACGCCTTTCGTGTAAGCATCTAATTCTTCGTCTGAAGATGCTACTTGTTCTACTTGATCTACTACCTCTACCGAAACTTCATCAACCTCTGGTTGAATTATTTGTGTATTTTCTTGTTCATTCATATCTATAAACTCGCTATGTCATCTGGATCGAGTATGGTGGCTATAACTTCATCATCATTAATGATTCTGACCTCTGCACCGTCCTCCAATTTAAACCTAGAGCCAGAGTAACGCCCTATTAAAACCCATTCTTTTTCTTCACACCAAGGGGTTTCTCCATACCTTGCCTTATCGTTATAACATAGTGGTCCTTTTTTTACCACATAAGCAACAACTGTAGCCAAAGCCTCACGATCGGTAGTTTGTTTTGTAAGAAGGATACCGCCCTCTGTTTTTGCTTTACCAGCATAAGGTAAAACTAGCATACGCCAACCGGTTGGTTGCGGCATACGATCTAATACTGTCTTGTCTAGTAGGGTAGGATCTAAAACTCTGGACTCTTCTTTTATGTAAGCATCTGCAACTATGTCATTTGTAGATCTAATATCAGCCATTTATTTTTCCTTGTTAAAGTCTTTTATTTCGTTAGTTATATAGTATAAAGCAGAAAGTTCACCTTGCAAATATTTATAATGTTCTATATCTTTTAACGCACCAGACATTAATGTTTCTGCTATCTGGTTTTCTCTCTCTGCAAGTCTACGTTTAATAAAATCTATTACTTGAATTTCATCCATTATTTTTTAGCTGGCTTGCCCTTTTTTTTAGCAGGAGCCTTTTTTGCAACTGGTTTTTCTATCATTTTTTCTTCTACTACTGGCTTTTCTGTAACAATTTTTAATATTGGCTTTTTAAAAGTAGCTTTTTCTATAACCGGTTTTTCAGTTATTTCTGCTGCTTTGTTTGCAATCCTTTTATTGTTTATCTCAGACTTATGCGCCTTGTGATCTGCAACTTCTAGTATTGCAGCTTTCTTTGCTGCCTCTTCTGCTTGCTTAGTTTTTTTTAAATTCTTTAAAAATGCTTCTCTTGAATTCATAATTAGTTCCTCAACTTAGTTTGTATATCTAATAGCTTCAGATCTGCATTTTGCTTTAATCTGTCAATAGCTACATTTAGTTTATCATCTGCTATGCCTTTTTGCACATTTATGCGTTGTTCTTGTAATTCTCTCTCTTGCATTTTTTCTTGAGATCTTTGATTTTGTTTTTGCATAAACTCCTCAGAACCAATATCTAACTCTTTATCTTTAAGATCTAACTCTGCTTTTCTTATTTCAACTAATGGATCTCCGCCATCACCTTGACCTATTGATTGTAAGAATTCATTTGTTAGTTCAGCCATAACAGGTGAACTAAACTGATCTAGGATCATTTGTATCTGTCCTTGTATTTGTTTGGCTTCTTTAGGTGATACTTGAGACATTTGTGCTTGTGTTTGTTCTATCTGCTGTTGTGTCTCTGGTGGTATCTGTTCAGCTGCAATCTCTTTAGATAAGAATTGTAGATGTTGCATACAGTGACTAATGATTACCGATTGTATTTGTGCGTTATCCTGGACAACCTTTGTCAAGAATAAGCTTTTATGGGTGTCCAAATGAGCTTTATGGTTTTGACCTTCAAAAGCCTGTGCCGGCTGTCCCATCAATAAACTAGCATTTTCCAAACCTGCATCCACCGGTTGAGGTGAATTATCTGCTGGTGGTTGTATTAATGCTTCTACATTATCAACACCTAGAGCTGCGTACATTCTTTTGTAAGCTTCGTAAATACCTGTTGGTCCATGGATCTCTGG